ACATTCTGTATTTCAAGGAACTTTATGAAACGGATTTCCCAGATATATTCAAAGATCAACCGAAGAAATTTAACGGTATCTATTATGACTATATCAAAGAAGAAGTTCGGAAGTATCAGGGAAGAAATGGAATTTCTTTCCCGTTAGGATATGTAGACCCAGAGACAGAATTCAGAGTTCAGCAAGAAGCATCGGAGGTGTAGCATGAGTAGTGAAGTTACTGTAATCGTAGATCACGGCGGGGATATTGATACGGCATCAACGAAATGTTGGCCGGAAGATGTCTCTGACAACACTTCTGCCACATGGTCAGACACCACGATTCCGGGAAGATCATCTCCGATCTCTGCGTATGCTGCGACCGGATACAGAAGCGTGTCGTTTTCCTTGACGCTCCACAGAGAAGTGGACGATAAACCTGGCATGGATCATTTCATACAGGTGTTGAGAATGGGACTTTACCCGAAATACGTTTCTAATGGCGTTGTTCCTCCCGTGACTACCTTTATTGCAGGAGAGTTCAAAGTCAAAGGAATCCTTAGAAACCTCAACATAAGTTGGAAGAAACCCATCATAGATGATAAATACCATATGTGCGACATAAGCGTTTCTATTGATGAGTTGCCACCGTCTGTGTATGGAAAGTCTGATCTGGGAATGGCACAGAACCCATTTAATGTAAAGAAACCAACGGCAAAATCCACGTCTGCGAAATCTACAACAACGACAAAAAAGAAGTCCACGACGAAGAAAGCTACGTCTTTTGAATCTGCACTCATGAAGGGCGTTACAAACATTGTCGGAAGCGCAAGAGGTGGGATTGTTTTTGGTGCTACGAAGTTGGGATCGAATCTTGGTAAATCTGGGAAAAGGTGATTAGATGCTTAATTTTAGTTTGTATAAATACACAATGGATGGATACGATGCCTATTTATCCAGATATTCAAATGAACTGACGTATCTATACCCACGGTCATATGATACGGTATCTCGGTATCAGAATGTCCTTTGCATTGAAGATGATCTGTCTGTTAAGTATCACGAGACATTCCCGAAGTTTGAGATCGAGAAATCGGATCAGGACATCTACTACAAAGTGGAAACAAAAAACGAAAACAGACTGGACATCATCTCAAATATTGCATACAACACACCTCGGCTATGGTGGGTGATCGCTATGGCAAACGACATAGTAGACCCGTTCAAGGTTCCTGTTGACACGATATTGAGAATCCCAGACTTATCGGTTCTGTATAACGAGGTGATGTAATGGCAGAAAAGAAAACCACCACTAAGAAAACCACCACTAAGACATCTTCTAAGGAAACAAGCAAGAAGACTGCCGCGAAAGTCAAATCTGAAGATCAATATAAAACTGACAGGGCAAACCTTATATCCAAAATATCGAAACTGCAATCCATGATGTCTAAGTCGTATTATGCGACGTGGGTTGACTTCTCTGTTGGTGACTTCCGATTAGTGCAGACAAGTGACAGGATCAAGAACAGCATGGTCAGTTTTGACTACGAACGAACGGGAACGGAAAAGGCTAACACTTTTACCATCGTTGCTGCCTTTGCTCCAAACCCGAACAACCTCGACGAAACAACTAAAATCGAAAAACAGATCGGTTACGAAAAGGTCAAGGATGGTCAGCACTGCAAGTTGAGATATGGATACATTCAGGGAGACAAAAGTATCATGTCTCCGGAATATGAGGGAATACTCACGAACTATAAGATCGAGATACGAGATGGGATTCTATACTACACGTTCACAGGCACCAGTGACGTAGTGGCGATGAAAGAGCAGAAGGTGAACACGGAGAGTTACATTGATAAACGTCCGACCGAAGCTGTCAAAGAAGAATTGGAAAAGTCGTTTCAGGTAAATCCTGCGATGAAGGGATGGAAAGTCGTTATAGACAAAACCGTTGAAGACCATCCTGACGGGACAGCAGATGAGATTGCTGGTGGTGAGTTCAGCAACATCTTCCAGTACGCCAAAGATGTTCTGGCACAGGCGAAAGCTCCGGAAGGCAGTGATGATGGTACGGAAACGCAAATCGCTCCACCGGCCACAGGCAAGGCGAACAGTTATGGAAAATCGGACAAAAAGGTAGAGAAAACGGAAGAAAAAAAGAAAGATAAAAAAGAAGAGAAGAAGGAAGATCACGGCACCTATGGTTATGTGGTCAGTGATTCTAAGAAAGAAGTCAGAATCATTCGTTATGACAGCACAGATAAAAAGACGATACCGAAAGCCGATATTAAGTTTAACTGGATGAGCCAGGACGGAATTGTACAGGATTTTAGAACTGAATTTGATGGTGCGTTGTTAGTCAACAAAACATTCTTGGAACAAACCGAAGAAGATGAAAACAAAGACAAGGCAAAAAAGATCACAGAGGCGTTGAAAGATTCCTCTACTTGGCCTTTCTCCAACTTAGGAAAAGCCATGTACAATGCCATGAAAGACAATGAAGCGTTTGCGTCACAGGGAGCTGAACTGATTAACGATGATCGGTGGAAAAAGGCAACCGACAAATCCTACTCTGCAACCATGACGACAGTAGGTATGCCGTTTGAAGAAATCACAATCGGAACAACGATGTTCAAGATCGTACCGTTGATTTATGGCAGAGCACACTTTACACAAGGGGATTATATGGTCACGGGGATCAGGGACATAGTAGATGCTAACGGTTACAGCACGACGTTTCAACTGATGAGGGTAGGCGAACAAGATGGCAAGAAATAGTTATAACGGTCTATACGGTGTTCACAAGGCCATAGTGATTCGTGGAGTGGAAGATATACCGGAATCTGTTTCAAAAAGGAGAGGAACCTCATTGATTCAGGTTGCCGTTGTAGGCCACCATAACAAGGCCATCAAGATGATTCTGGACGAGTTGAAAGACCCACATGATATGGATGCTGAGTTCCTGAAAAAGCTGTCTCCGAACAACGAGACGGCTTTCCCGTATGCGCAACTGTCCACGACTTACTTTAGAGGTCAAGACAATTCATTGGCATCTGCGTTTGCATCCCTTTTCAAAAAAGGCGACGATGTGATTCCTGTTATCTATCCGAAAGCGGGAGACATGATATGGGTGCAGTTTGAAAAAGGGGACATTTCACGTCCGATTTATGTTGGAACTTTGGCAGATGAAGTCAACGGAAAGGTTTCTGTGTCCGAAGGATCGACCGACTTAACCAGTTCTGGGGGAAGCGGAGTATACGAAGGCGAAGGATACATCATGATCCGTGAAGAAACAGGCGGTGTTGGTTGTGGAATGATAAGCTCCGGAGCAGGAGACGCAGGAGGCAAGTCTTACGGTTGTCAACAGCTCTCCCTGACTATGGGAAGCCTAAGAGAGTTTGTGAACTGGCTGAAAAATAAGCACTCTGATTTTTATAAGAAATATTTTGCAGGACAAGCGTTGGCATCGGCTGGGTTTGATGCCGCATGGAAAAAGGCAGCAAAAGATGACAAGGACGAATTCACCAACCTTCAGATGACATATGCAAAAAACACTTTTCTACTGACATGGCAGAAGATGGCAAAGAGGAAAACGGGAATTGACTTTTCTCGATCTATGGCATTGAACGAATTATCTTGGGTTCGGTCTGCCCAGAACGGAGCATATTCAGAATACGTTGTTGCAGGAGTAACCTCTAAGATGTCAGATAAAGAAGTCATAACCACGATCTATGACCATCTGATTAACAATGTTGGTTCCATCTGGAGCGGATGCAGTGGAGACGTTCAGAACGGTGTTCGGAACAGATTGATCCGTGAGAAGAAAGAGTTGATCGGATTGATTGGAAAACAATACGCTTCCGGTTCCATAAGCTCTGCATCGTTCGGAAAATATATATGGCCTGTTCCTGGGCATACAAATCTCACGAGCACATACAACGAATGGAGAGAAACGCAGATTCATGGTGGAATAGATATTTCAGACGGTTCTATTCGTGGCGCAAAAATAGTTGCGGTAGCTGCCGGAACTGTAGTTGAATATCACGAAGGATACGAAGGTGGAGGGGCAAGCAACAACAGCGGATGCGGATATGGGCACCATGTTGTTATTAAGCATAGCGGAGACAAGTATTTTTCCGTATACGGCCATATGAATGAACCTCCGCTTGTCAAGAACGGTGCAAAAGTTGTGGCAGGACAGCACATAGGATATGTTGGGAACACGGGTTCTTCTACCGGGCCGCACTTGCATTACGGATTGCATGAAGATCACTATAGACCGTATGTTGATCCATCAAAATTCCTCGGTATAGATTGCAATAAGTACGGAGCAATCAAAAAATTAAAGGGTGATAATAATGCTGACTGAAATTAAGACGATAAGTTTCCCAGACATCGTAAACCTAATCAATGGAAACTGTCAATGCAGTGTGGGGGCAAAGTCAATCAATGAATGTTTAGGACTGTTGCTCACGGCATCAAAAGGTGAATTCCTCGGAGACCCGGACTTTGGAACAAATATCCACAGATATATCTTTGACCATAACGGCGCAGCGATGGTAGAGATCGTCAAGAACGAAATCCTGAACGCTGTGCGTGAATATATGCCCAGAGTTGAAATGACAGAAAATGACATAACGATTGAACAGTTTGAAAACTATGTTCAAATTACGTTGTCGTACAGTCTGCGGAACAGCAACATAAACGACGAATATTCTTTAGTTTACTTAAAAGATGGGAGTGAGGAAGTTGTCTATTGATTACTCAAAGCTTTCTGTAACGAGCAGAGACTACCAGTCTATCTATGATGAACTGATAGAAGCGATTCCTGTTCTAACGAAACGATGGAACAGTACAGATGAAGCTGACCCAGGTATTGCGTTGGTTAAACTCATGGCAATGCTTGGTGATATGCTATCATACAACCACGATAAAGCGGTTCTGGAGCTGTATCCGTCCAGTGTCATGCAAAGGAAAAATGCTCTACAGGTATTCAAGCTTGCAGGATATAAAATGCGATGGTACCGTTCTGCGGTATGCGATTTAGCTATTCAGAACATCGGTGAGAATCCGGCGATCCTTCCACGGTATACTGTGTTCACGAATGGAGATAAATCGGTTTCCTATGTCTACACAGGCAAGGACATGGAACTGGAAAGCAACAACTCTCTAAAGGGAAGAATATACACCGTTGAACTGACAGAGGGTGTTCCAGTTACTCCCAGTAGATCAAAACCTCTGGCAAGTGGGTTCGGAACAGAGAACTGGCATGACATCTATGATTACAATGTGCTTCATAGTGACATCGTGAACTCCCGAATTTATTTGAATGACAACAACGTCGATGAGTTGTCCATCCGTCTGATTGACAATGACGGAGACGAATGGACACAGGTAGACAACATCGAAGCACTTATGATGAATGGTAAGTATTTTGAACTTACCGTTGACGAAGATGATAGAGCGTATATTAAACTGTGCAGCGATTGGGACACGATTACCAACACAAAGCTGAAGTTTAAGTTATTCTATATCATTTCGTCTGGAGCGGATGGCGGTATCCTCGATAACGTGATTGATACGGTCAACGGAATCTGGGATCAATTAGCATATACGAACAGCGACTACACGAACTTTGTGGACGTGTCCTCAAATATGATGTTGCAGAACTACAGATCAACTTTAGGGTATGATCCGGAAACGGCAGACGAAGCAAGAGAAGAATTTGCGAAATACGTTGGAACTTACGACACTCTGATTACTACAGGTGATTTCACGAAAGCAACGAAACGTCTGAACGGCGTATCGAACTGCATATGCACGGACGTATTTACCGACTACAACACGGAGCTTGCCAACAATCAGATCAACGTATACATAACCAGAACCAGTGACTATGAGAACTACACAGACGATGCGTACAAGGCGTATATTCTGACTTCTCTGGAAGAACTGAAAATGATGCCTATCTCCATGTCTGTATACCTCGATGATGAAGTCATAGATAACACTGTTCTGGCATACTACCTTGACGGGAATGAGTACCAGCGCATTGTTGAACTTGAGGAAGTCAAAGAAGAACCTGCATCGGCAACAGAGAGTTTTCTTTCTATCGTGATCGACGAAGACAATGTGAGCAGATTCTCTATCGTATCTTGGGATGAGGATATAACGGTATACAGATTGAAGTCTGGAACGATTCAGGACGGTGACAGCCGATT